GAGATGCCAGCAATAGTCACAGCCTCACAGCTCCGGTCGATTCTTGGTGTCTCTGTTTCTTTGTATTCTGATGCTCAATTGGATTCATTTATTGATTCAGCTGAGCAAACAATTTTGCCTTTACTTACGCAATACCAATCATCGGTGACTTTTGCCAATGTGAGTGATTCCGTCATTTATTTCACCACACAGCGGCCAAATTACTTTGTGCCGGGTCAATCTGTTGTTGTTACCGGGGCCGGTACATACAGCGCGACTTATACAGTCACCGATGATCGGATTGAGCCTTACCTTTTCACAGCTGCAACAGCGGCAGCTGATCGCGATTATCCGCTCCCATTTATTCCAAATGCAACAGCAACATTGAGCGGTGGATCGGCAGCGGCTTTGTACGCATCCACACCACCCATTGAAAATGCAATTTTGGTTGTAGCCGTTGAGATTTTTCAAAGCATCACAGCTCCGGGCAACCAAATCATGTCAGACAATTTTCAGCCGGCACCATTTATCCTTGGCCGCAGCTTGAGCAACAGAGTAATTGGCCTTTTGGGGCCGTTTCTTGATGTTGAAACGATGGCGCAATGAGTATTGAATCAGCTATCCGGACACCACTCAAAACGGCACTTTCATCGATTGCTGCCAATGTGTACAACGGCATCCCAGAGACGATGACCAGCCCATCAATTTGCTTGATTCCAGATGCACCTTATTTGGAAAGCGTTTTGATCAATGGCGCAACAACAAAGGTTAAAGTCAATCTTACTGTCACGGGTGTTGTCACTTATGCCAACAACGCGGCAGCTTTGGACAATCTCGAAACATTGATGATCAACATCATCAGCGCAATGCCGGGCGGTTACGAAGTCGGCAATGTAAATCAACCGCAACCATTGGAAGTCGGTGCTGGTAAATACCTTACGGCCGATTTACAAGTAAGCACTTACTACACCAATTAAGGAGAAAAAATGGCAACGACAATCATCACCGGCAGAGACATCACTTTCACCATTGATAGTGACAACTTTGATGCACAAGCAACATCAGCAATTTTGACTGTTGATTCTACGATCAATACATACCAAACTTTAGATGGCAAAGCGTATTTCACCACCGATTCGCAAGGATCGTTTGCCGTGGAAATGCTTGCTGATTGGGGCGCGGCTGGATCACTTTGCGAAGCTCTATGGACAGCGGCATCATCTGCACCAAATACGGCATTGCCTGTTGTACTGGTTGCAGATACAGGCGCATCATTTGCGTTTTCTGTACAGCCGGTATTTCCATCAGCTGGAGGCACAGCACCAGATGCACAAACAGTTTCTTTGACATTTACTTGTGTTACAACACCAGTTTTAACAATTAGCTAACAGTTAGGAATCGGGAGCATGAAACTACCAATCACGATCGAATTCAACGATGGTGAGAGCGCAACCTATACCGCGCTCCCACCAGAGTGGATGAAATGGGAACAGAAAACCGGAAACACAATTCAGCAAGTATCTGAGAAATTGGGCATTGCTGATTTGATGTTTTTGGCTTATCACTCAATGAAGCGCAACGCAGCTGGCAAGCCTGTGAAGCCTTTTGAGATTTGGTGCGAAACTGTGACTGACATCAGCATGGGAGAAACCGAAAACCCAAAAGCTACGAGCCGGGAAGCTTAAACCGGATCATTTGGGAATTGGCTATCCATACCGGATTGTCACGATCAGAATTTCAAACACCAGAGGATGTTTTAACCGCTTTTGAGATTCTAAGGACAAAAAATGGCAACTGATCCGATCGCCTATAACAAGGCCGATTTGCGCGGAATCATCAGAGCTTTCAAAGCTATGGATGAAACAGCGGTTGAACAGGCCAAAAGCGTGTCAAATGGGTTGGCTACTTATGTGCAATCAAAAATCACATCGGCAGCTGGTGGCCGTCCAAATCGGGCGGCAATCAAGATTGCTCAAGGATCGCGCGTGAGTAAATCATCAAAAGTCGGTGAGATCAGCTACGGCTTTGTATCTCAAAAGTTTTCAGGCGGTGGCACAACTCAATCGCTTTGGGGCGGCTATGAATTCGGATCACAAAAATTCAGGCAATTTCCGATTTGGTCTGGTCGCGCTCCCGGTGGCATTGGGTCTTATGGTTATTTTATCTATCCAACATTGCGTGCCGAACAGCCTCACATCGTTGCTCAATGGGAAAATGCTTTCTCAAAGATTCTTAAGGAGTGGTGATGGCCGGACAAAGTAGAACGCTCAAGCTTTCGATTCTTGCCGATGTCGATGAACTCAAAAAGAGTCTCAATGTAGGCGCAAAGGATGTTGATGGATTTGCCGGCAAAATCGGTGATTTCAGCAAAAAGGCGGCATTGGCATTTGCCGCTGTGGCTGCCGCTGCCGGTGCCATGGCAATCAAAATTGGCGTTGATGCCGTCAAAGCTGCATCTGATTTATCAGAGACAATTTCAAAGGTTGGCGTGTTATTTGGTGACACAGCCGATGACATTGAGAAATTTGCCGATGGCGCGGCCTCATCGCTAGGCCAGACAAAGCAACAGGCTTTGAACGCAGCTGCAACATTTGCGACATTTGGAAAGGCTGCCGGATTAAGCGGCCAAGATTTGAGCAAATTCTCAATTGACTTTGTAAAGCTTTCATCAGATTTGGCCTCTTTCAATAACACATCACCAGAGCAAGCCATCAATGCCATTGGCTCAGCTTTACGCGGTGAAGCCGAACCATTGCGCCAATACGGAGTTTTGCTTGATGATGCCTCATTGCGCCAAGCTGCATTGGAATTGGGAATCACCAACACCACCAAAAATGCATTGACACCACAGCAAAAGGTGTTGGCAGCTCAAGCTTTAATTTACAAGCAAACATCAGCTGCACAAGGCGATTTTGAGCGCACCAGCGATGGCCTTGCCAACAAAACACGAATTCTCACAGCTCAATTGGAAAACGCCAAAGTCACCATTGGTGAGGCACTTTTGCCCATTGTTTTGCAATTGGCCACTTTATTTTCAGAAAAGGTCATTCCGATTGTGCAACAGGTTGCCGATGCTTTTGGCTCAAATGCCGATGGCATGGGCGGCACATTGAGCACTTTGGCCAACTCAATCAAAAGCTTTGTGCAACCAATCTTTGAAGGTTTTAAATCAGCCTTTGACAAGATTAAAAAAACTGTCATTGAAAATAAAGATGAGTTTCAGGCTTTTTTTGATGTCATTAAGGCAGCTGCACCAGTCATTGGCAATGTGATCGGCAAGGCTTTCAGCGTTATTGGAGACATTGCAAGCGTTGTGCTTAACATCATGGCAAATGTTGTTGGAGCTCTCAAAGGTTTAATCAACACAGCAATTGATTTGATCAATGTGGCAATTCGCGGATTCAACCTTGTGAAGCCGGGTGCTGACATTGCACAGATCGGCAAAATTGGCACATCTACTGGATCAAGCTCCACAGCTGGAATTTCTGTGCCAACGGCATCATTGCCAAGCGGTTTCAAACCATCAACAGTCACGGCACCACCAACACCCACAATTGTGCCAACCCCAACCCCAACGCCTACACCGGTCGCAAATGTTGCGGCCTCAGCGGCAGCGGCAGCGGCAGCGGCCGCAAGTACGGCTGTATCAAGCAATTTCAATCCGGGTCGTTTTCGCATGGCTGAGGAAGCTGATCGCGTTGGTACCACGATCAATTTGACTGTGACTGGAGCTTTTGACAAAGAAGGCACAGCACGAACAATTATTGACACACTCAATAATTCTTACTATCGCGGCACAGGTGGCGCAACCAACCTGCAAATTGCATGAGTATTTTCAATCCCGTTTGGCGTGTGATTATCGGTGGCACCACATACACCAATTACGCGTTGGCAAATCTGACCATCACATCCGGTCGGACAAACATCTATGAGCAAGCACAGGCCGGGTATGTCAATTTGCAGCTGATCAACCTTGATCAATCGATCGTGGACATTGAAATCAATGATGGTGTCACAATCGAATTGCAAGATTCGACAGCTGCATTTGTGCCAATCTTTGGTGGCACAGTCGTTGAATTTGACATTGGCATCGCCGCATCAGGCGTGGTCGGAGTAAATCAGACTGTAAGCATCACAGCTTTGGGCGCATTGGCTAGATTGCCAAAAGCTTTGACCGAAGGTGTTTTGACCAAGGATTTCGATGGCGATCAAATCCTGTCAATCCTTACCGATCTTTTAGTAAACTCATGGAACGAAGTACCGGCATCTTTGCAATGGAGCACCTACAATGGCAGCACCACATGGGCAACGGCTGAAAATACCGGATTGGGTCAAATCGATACACCAGGCAATTATGAGCTTGCTAATCGTGGATCATCAACCACGGATGTTTATTCATTAGTCTCAGCTTTGGCAACATCTGGATTGGGTTACATCTACGAAAACGCTCAAGGCCAAATCAGCTATGCAGACAGCACACACCGATCAATTTACCTTGCTGCCAATGGATACACAGACCTCTCCGCTGCACAAGCTTTGGCCAATTCTTTGTCAATTCAAACCCGAACCGGTGACATCCGAAATGAAATTGTTTTGAAATACGGAGGCGGCTCAGCAAGTGAGGTTGTGGATTCCGATCCAGTCTCTATTTTGGCTTATGGTAATTTGGCACAGATCATCACCACAACGATTGAGGCCCAATCTGATGCAGAGGATCAGGCAGCGTTTTACTTAACGCTAAGAGCTTATCCTCAAGCTAATTTCAACCAAATTACATTTGAGCTGACAAACCCAGAGATCGATGATGCTGATCGTGATGCATTGATCGGCATTTTCATGGGATTGCCAATGCGTATTAATGACCTACCGCTCAACATGGCATCAGGTACCTTTTTGGGATTTGTTGAAGGCTGGACATGGCGTGCCGCTTATAACACAGTATCGGTCACGGCTATTCTTTCCCCGGTGGCATTTTCATTGCAAGCCATGCAATGGCAAGATGTTTCAGCGGCAGAATCTTGGAACACAATCAGCGGCAGCCTAGATTGGGCCTCCGCATTAGTCGTAAGTTAAGGAGAAACAAGTGAGCAACCCGACCAATCCATTTTCGTGGCAAATGCCGACACCGACCGATTTGGTCACGGATTTGCCAGCGGATTTTGAAGTATTTGGACAAGCTGTGGCCACATCATTGGCCGATTTATTAGGCGGTACCTCAGGCCAGATTTTGGCAAAGAATTCAAACACCGACATGGATTTTGTGTGGGTTACAAATGATGTTGGTGACATCACCGCGGTTAATGCCGGCACAGGCATTTCTGGTGGTGGCACATCCGGCTCTGTAACTATTACCAACTCTATGGCCACAGAGATTGCAGCAAAAGGTGATTTAATCGTTGGCACCGGATCACAGACTTTTGACAATTTAACAGTTGG